ATTTCATAGCGGGGAAAGAATTAGCCGAAAAAAATACTTGACGCAAGGAAAATCAATCGCGCAATACGCGCATGAATCTTGCACGGCTAGCATTAACGGTGGCAAAGGCTACGCGAACGAACGCGACTGCCATGCAATCAATCCGCGATGAATACGCCACGATTGCGCTGGAAGTTGCCACATCAGCCGATGCTGGCAAAGAGCTAACTAGCGCAACCGTCAACGGTCAAACCTTCTCACAGTCAACGACTATTTCCAAAGCTGACAGGCTGGCACTTTTGGAGCGAGTTGTTTGGCATTATGACAACGGTTTTTATTCGACAACCCGAACCCGTGTATTTTTCTCATGATCGTTGACCAATACGGAAGCCCATATGTAAAATTCGCTCACGCTGCCACGCGTGACGTTCGCCGTTCGCCTCAGTATGAGAATCGAGAGGGGGATATTGACAAGCTCATTCCCATGAATGACCGCCGAACCTTGGCGGCATTGTCACGGCGTTTATATACCAACATGGGAGTGCCACGCGCTGCAATTAATCAAAAGGCTGATTACAGTGTTGGCGAGGCTTGGTTGCCGACTTACACGGGCGGCGACAGAGACGCAGGAAACGCGGCAACTCAATACCTAATCAATGTCCTTTACCCTAATTGCGACATCCGAGGTGGGATGTATGATTGGCAGACTGACCTACGTTTGACATCCATCGCCATGGATCGTGACGGCGGAGACTTTACGCTTTTGACCTATGATTCAAGCGGGACATTCCCGCAGTTTCAAAGCATCCCCTACCATCAATGCTGGAGCAAAAACGCAGCGGATGGGCAAGAACTAAAGGATGGAAAATACAAAGGCGCGGTGATTCGCGATGGCGTGATTTACAACAAAGCTGGCAGACCGATTGCATATCGCATCAGCACGGGAACGCAAGCCACGGAATACGAGGATTTTCCCGCTTACAAAATCATCCATGGTTTCAACCCCGAATGGCAGGAGCAAGGGCGCGGATTGCCAAGCTTCACGCACGCGCTAGAGGATCTCAAGCATTGCCTACAATCCACAGAATACGAACGCATCCGTCAAATGATCGTTTCAAGCATTGGACTAGTTGAGCATAACGAGATTGGTGGTGCTGATTTAGACGATCCAGCAAACGGAGATTTGCCAACTTGCAACGGGGCAAGCGGTATCACTTTTGAGCGATTGCAAGCGGGAACAAACCGTTATTTTGTGGCGGGAAGCGGCAGCAAAATTGAAACGATCAAACATGAAAACCCAGGTGAAATTTGGGAATCTTTTCATGATCGCATGATTCGCATGAGCTTGATTGGCATCGGCTGGAGTTACTCGATGACTTGGAAACCAGCAGGACAAGGCACAGCGGAACGCGCTGAAGTAGAACGCGCTCGCAGGGCTATTCTTGCCCGTCAAAAGGTGCTGAAATACATTGCCAAGCGCAAGCTGGAATATGCTTATGCAGTGCTTGCTGCCAACGGTAAAATCACACAAGTTGCCGCGCCGTTTTCATGGTCGTTTACCATGCCGCCGCGTTTGACCGTAGATGATGGCAGAGAAGCGCAAATGATGCGTGAAGGATTCAAGCTTGGAACTACTAACCTTGGCGACATTCTGGAAGCGCAAGGGACAACCCTCACAGAGCATTACACCGAGCGTGCCGAGGAAATTGCGCAACGTAAAGTTATCGCAGCTCAAGTATCCGAGAAATATGGAGTTCCAATCGAAGATCGCGAAATGGTGATGCTCACGCCAAACGAAATGAGCCAACAACAATCAAAGACCAATGAAGAACCAACTGCATAATCACCTAGCCATGCAACGCTTTTATGCGTGTGATGCTTCACAGCTTCACGCAGCGATGAACGCTAGCCTCGACGATATTGAGATTGAGGATTTCTATAAACTTCGCACCGCATCGTATATCGAAAACGGGATCGGCACAGTGTCAATTCAGGGAATGCTGACAAACGGCGTTCCAGCGATTTACGAAAAGCTAGGCATCGTAACAAGCTACGATTCGATCAAAGATGAGATTGAGGATTTGCTAGAAAACGGAGCGCAAGCAATCAATTTCGTAATCAATAGCGGCGGCGGCAGTGTAAACGGAGCTATTGAGCTTTCGCGTTACATTGCCTCGCTTTCTGTGCCAACTGCCGCAACTGTAACATCGTGCGCTTGTTCCGCCGCTTACATGTTGGCAAGCGCAACCAATCGCATTGCCATTTCCGAAACGGCTCAAATCGGCAACATCGGGACAATCATGACTTGGTATGACTGGACGCAATACGAGCGCAATATCGGAATTGAGCCAAAAGCAATCACCAACGAAGGCGCAACGCTGAAATCAACTTTCCATCTTGAGCCTAACGCAGAGCAGCTAGCTTTCTTGCAAGAATCCGCAAACCAACACGGAGAAACATTTCAAGCGTTTGTTTTAGAGCGTAGACCCGATCTTGATGAAGAAGTTTTCCGCGCTGGATGGTATTCTGGACAACGCGCAATCGACCTAGGCTTGGCCGACGAAATTATCTAAAAATAATTCTTGACGTAACACAAATCAATCAAAAATCGAACTCGACATGAGCATTTTCGCAAACAAAAAAGACTTAGAGCTTGCGCAGGAGCAAATCAATTCGCTATCGAATGATTTATCTGCCGCACAAGCCGAACTAACCGCAGAACGCGATACGGTCGCAACACAAGCGCAATCTATCTCCGACTTGCAAGCACAAGTTGCAACCTTAACCGCAGAGCGTGACGCATCCGCAGAAAGCTTAACGCAAGCACAAGCGCAAATCGAAACTTTGCAAGCCGAAGTGCAAACTGCCGAGGCAAGCGCGGAACAAAAAGCAATTACTTTGCTTTCGCAAAACGGTCACGAAGCGCCACTTGCGCTTGAAGAAGAAAGCACAAGCAACACCAAAACTCGCCAAGAGTTCAACGCAATGACCCCGCGTCAAAAGTCTGAATTTAGTAAAGCTGGCGGCAAAATCATCTAACTTTTATGGGAAGACCAAGAAAAGATTCCAACCAAGCCGAAACGGATGAAACCGTAGAAGCGCAAACAATTTCCGAAATGCTTGTTATGAGTGTTTCAGAACTCAACCAACTAACAGATCAACAAAAACAAGAGTTCCGCGCTAAGGGCGGGACAACAACTGAATACTGATTATGGCTAATACACTATCCAACTTAATCCCCGATGTCTACGCCGCTTTGGACGTAGTAAGCCGCGAACTTGTCGGAGCATTGCCCGGCGTAACTCGCGATGCACGCGCTGACCGTTTGGCTTCTAACCAAACCTTGCGCATTGCACAAACACCGACGAATACAACTAGTTCGTTTACCCCGTCGATGGCAGTTCCATCGGCAGTAGATCAAACGATTGGTAACGCCGCTTTGACTCTCACCAAAAACAAATACGCCGCGTTTTCGTGGACGGGTGAAGAGCAATACAGTGTTGACCAAGGCCCAGGATTTTTGACAATCCAGCAAGGTCAAATCGCGCAAGCTTTCCGCGTTCTTGTCAACGAAATGGAAAACGATGTTTGCGATGCCCTCGCCGCTGGTGCTTCACGCGCTTACGGCACGGCTGGCACAACCCCATTTGCTTCCACGCTTGGCGATTCCGCTCAAGTTCGCAAGATTCTTGATGACAACGGTGCGCCTTCGTCCGCTCGCTCGCTGGTAATCAACACCTCCGCAGGTGCTGCATTGCGCACACTTGGACAACTAACCAAGGCAAACGAGTCTGGCACTTCCATGACTTTACGCGATGGTGAATTGCTAAACCTTCACGGATTCTCTGTTCGTGAGTCCGCTCAAATCAACGATGCAACCGCTGGCAGTGGCGCAAGTTACTTGCTTAATGGTGCGCTCGCAGTAGGGGCAACTACCGTTACTGTTGACACTGGATCGGGAACAATTCTTGCTGGTGACATCGTGACCATCGGCAGTCATAAGTATGTTGTCGCAACCGCTCTTTCTGGTGGAAGCTTCACCATCAATGCACCCGGCATCGTAGCCGCTGCTGCGGATAACTTGGCAATCACCGTCAACGCTACAAGCGCACGCAACCTTGCTTTCTCCAGCGATGCGATTGTGCTTGCCACTCGCTTGCCAATCTTCCCATCCGCTGGTGATTTGGCAATTGATAACGAGATCATCACTGACCCTCGAACAGGCATCAGCTTTGACCTTCGCGTCTATCCAGGTGACGGCATGGTTCTTTACCGCATCCATGCTCTTTGGGGCTGGAAAGTGGCAAAACCAGCACATTCCGCACTGCTCCTTGGTTAATTTTTTCGGTAGTAATTCATAGCATCCATCCCGTCAGAAATGGCGGGGTGGTTTTTCAAAATGTCCGCGCTAACAGAATTTGCAAAAAAAGCTTTCCTATCCGCTCGCACCACGATTGGAGGAGAGTCAATCACCATTAACGGTGGCGCAACTGTTAGCGCGGTATTGAATGAAATTGCCGATTCACAAAGCTACGAAGATACAGGATTTTCACCGATTGCTAGCTTTCAAGCAGTCGTTGAAAGCACTGAATTTACAACGGCTTACACGGCGGCAAT